TGGCGGAATTCAAGGCGCATCTGCGGCTGGGGACGGGGTTTTCGGATGGCGACATCCAGGACCCGGTGCTGGAGAGTTTCCTGCGCGCCGCCCTTGCCGCGATCGAAGGGCGCACCGGAAAGGTGCTTCTGGAGCGCGACTTTTCCTGGGTGCTGAGCCGCTGGCGCGAGCCGCACGGACAGGCCCTGCCGGTCGCGCCGGTGAACGAGATCCTCAGCCTGAGGCTGCGCGATCGCAATGACGAGACCGATCTCGTGCCGCCCGCGCATTACCGGTTGGAGCGTGATGCGCACCGGCCCGTGCTGCGCCCGGTGGGCAGCTTCCTGCCGTCGATCGCCTCGGGCAGCGTGGCCGAGATCGTGTTTCGCGCGGGCTATGGCGCGGTCTGGGCCGAGCTGCCCCCCGACCTGGCGCAGGCGGTGCTGATGCTGGCGGCGCATTACTACGAGTACCGCCACGAGATGGGCCTGAGCGGCGGCTGCATGCCGTTTGGCGTGTCCAGCCTGATCGAACGCTACCGCACCGTGCGCCTGCTGGGCGGGGGGGTGCGCTGATGGCCGCGCCGAGGCTCAACCGGCCGCTGGTGCTGGAGGTTCCGCAACGCAGCCCCGACGGGGCGGGCGGGTTTGTCGAAGACTGGCAGGCCCGCGGCACGCTCTGGGCCGAGCTGAGCGCGCGCACCGGGCGCGAGGCCGAAGGTGCGGCCACGAGCGTCGGCCTTGCCGCATTCCGGATCACCGTGCGCGCAGCACCACAAGGCAGCCCGCGCCGCCCGCAGGCCGGCCAGCGCCTGCGCGATGGGGCGCGGCTGTTCAACATCCTGTCTGTGACCGAGCAGGATCCGGCCGCGCGGTTCCTGACCTGCTGGTCCGAAGAGGAGGTGGTGACATGAGCTACACGGTGGCCGCAAACCTGCAAGAGGCGGTTTTCACGCGCCTGACGGCCGATGCCGCATTGGGGGCGCTGGTCGGTGGGGCTATCTTCGATGCGCTGCCCGGCGGTGCGGTGCCGCCGCTTTACGTGACGCTCGGCCCCGAAGAGGTACGCGCACGCGGCGACGGCACGGCGGGCGGGGCCTGGCACCGCCTGACCGTCACCGTGGTCAGTGACGGGGCCGGGTTTCTCGAGGCCAAGCGCGTGGCCGGTGCGGTGAGCGATGCGCTGGAGGACGCGCAGATGATGCTCGGGCAGAGCACCCTCGTGGGCGTTCAGTTCTGGCGTGCCCGCGCCCGGCGCGAGACCGGCGGCAGCCGTCGCCGGATCGACCTGACCTTTCGTGCGCGCGTCGACGACGGCGCCTAACCCCGACTTCAAGGAGCAAGACAATGGCAGTGCAGAACGGCAAGGATCTTCTGATCAAGATCGATCTCAACGGCAGCGGCAATTTTCAGACGGTGGCGGGACTGCGCGCCACGCGGGTGAGCTTCAATGCCGAGAGCGTGGATGTCACCAGCCTTGATTCGGCCGGTGGCTGGCGCGAGTTGCTGGCCGGGGCGGGTGTCAAATCCGCCAATATCAGCGGCTCGGGCATCTTTCGCGATGCCGCCAGTGACGAGCGGGCGCGACAGATCTTCTTTGAAGGCGAGATGCCGGACTTCCAGGTGATCATCCCCGATTTCGGCACCATCGAGGGGCCGTTCCAGGTCAGTGCGATCGAATATGGTGGCACGCATGACGGCGAGGCGACGTACGAGCTGTCGCTGGCCTCGGCCGGGCGGCTGATCTTCACGGTACTGTGAACGTGATGGCCAACCCCTATGCAGGCGAGGTGGCGCTGGTGATCGATGGCGAGCGGCACGTGATGCGGCTGACCCTCGGGGCGCTGGCCGAGCTCGAGGCGACGCTGGAGCGCGGATCGCTCGTCGATCTGGTGGCGCGGTTCGAGGAAGGCGCGTTTTCCACCCGCGACGTTCTGGCGCTGATCGTGGCCGGGCTGCGCGGCGGTGGCTGGCGTGGCACCGCGGCCGATCTCTTGAGCGCCGAGGTCGAGGGTGGGCCGGTCGCTGCCGCGCGCGCCGCGGCCGAAGTGCTGGCGCGGGCCTTTGCCCTGCCGGAGGCGGGCGGATGAGCGTCCGTTTCGACTGGCCAGCGCTGATGCGCGCCGGGATGCAGGGCCTTGGGCTGAAGCCCGCCGAGTTCTGGGCGCTGACGCCGGTCGAACTGCGCCTGATGCTGGGCGAGCGTGAGGGCGTGCGCCCGATGGCCCGCGACGGGCTGGAGGCGCTGCTTCGGGCCTTTCCCGATGAACATGGAGAGATGAGCGATGGATGAACTGGACCGCGCCGACGAGCTCGAGGCGCAGATCGAAGCACTGGATGACGCCATGGGGCAGGCCACCGGCATGGCCGCGGCCTTCAACGCGGAGCTGGGCCGCGTGCGCGGCGGCTTTGCCGAGGCCGGACAGGACGTGCGCAGCCTCGAGCGGGGGCTGAGCCGTGGCTTGCGGTCCGCGCTGCGCGGTGCGGTGGTCGAGGGCGACAGCCTGTCCGACAGCTTGCGGCGGATGGCGACGATCATGGTCAACAGCGCATTCAACGATGCCACGCGTCCGGTCACCGACCAGTTGGGCGGGCTGATATCGCAGGGCGTCGGCGGTCTGGTGCAGGGGTTGTTTCCCTTTGCCAAGGGCGCCTCGTTTTCGCAAGGCCGCGTGCAGCCTTTTGCCAATGGCGGGGTCGTGAACGGGCCTGTCACCTTTCCGATGCGCGGCGGCACCGGCCTGATGGGCGAGGCGGGCCCCGAGGCGATCATGCCGCTCAGCCGCGGCCCGGATGGCCGCCTCGGGGTGCGCACGCAAGGTGGCGGCGGTGTCAGCGTCGTGATGAATATCAGCACCCCCGATGCCGAAGGCTTTCGCCGCAGCCAGGGTCAGATCGCCGCACAGCTTGGCCGCGTCATCGGACGCGGCGGGCGCAACCGCTGAAAGGAGCCTGCGACATGGGATTTCACGAGGTCAGATTTCCGGCGAGCCTGAGTTTCGGCTCGCTCGGCGGGCCCGAGCGGCTGACGGACATCGTCACGCTCGCCAACGGGTTCGAGGAGCGCAACACGCCATGGGCGCAGGCGCGCCGGCGCTATGATGCGGGGGTGGCGCTGCGCAGTCTTGACGATGTCGAGGCACTGATCGCCTTTTTCGAGGCACGGCGCGGGCAGCTTTACGGCTTTCGCTGGAAGGACTGGACCGATTTCAAGTCGGGCCGCGCCAAGGCCGAGCCGGATTACCGCGATCAGGACATCGCCGTGGGCGACGATGCGACGCGGGCCTTTCAACTGGTCAAGACCTACCGCTCGGGCGATCAGGTGGCGGTGCGCCCCGTCGTGAAACCCGTCAAGGGCACGGTGCGGATCGGCCAGGCCAATGTCGAGATGTTCGAGGGCGTGCATTACGAGGTGGACGCGACCACCGGCATCGTGACCTTTGTCGAGCCGCCCAACCGGGACGTGCCGATCACCGCCGGCTATGAGTTCGACGTGCCGGTGCGGTTCGATACCGACCGTATTCAGACCAGCCTTGCCAGCTTTCAGGCCGGCGAGGTGCCCAATGTGCCGGTCGTGGAGATCCGGATATGACCGCGCTGCTGGATCATCTGGGGACGGGTATCACGACCACCTGCCGGGCCTGGGCGCTGACCCGCCGTGACGGGGTGGTGATGGGGTTTACCGATCACGACCGCGTGTTGCAGTTCGATGGCGTCGAGTTTCGTCCCGATACCGGGCTGACGGCGCTTGCGTTGCAGCAATCGACCGGGCTTTCGGTGGACAATACCGAAGCCTTGGGCGCGCTGTGTGATGCCGCGATCCGCGAGGAGGATATCGAGGCGGGCCGTTATGACGGCGCGGATCTGCGCGCATGGCTGGTCAACTGGCAGGACGTGGACCAACGCAGCCTGCTGTTTCGCGGCACGATCGGCGAATTGCGCCGCGCGGGCGGTGCCTTCGAGGCCGAGCTGCGCGGTTTGACAGACGCGCTCAACGTGCCGCTTGGCCGGGTCTACCAGAAACACTGCAGCGCGGTTCTGGGGGATCGCGACTGTGCTTTCGATCTCGACACGCCGGGTTATCTGGCCGAACGCGCCGCCGAAGAGATCGAGGACAACCGCGTCTTTCGCTTCGCGGAGATGGGCGGCTTTGCCGCGGACTGGTTTCGCCACGGTGTGATCCGCGTGCAAGACGGCGCGGCCTCGGGGCTGGTCGGTCTGATCAAGCGTGACCGCATGGACGGCGCGGGACGGGTGATCGAGCTGTGGCACCCTCTGGGCGCGCGCGTGGCCTCCGGTGACATGCTGCGGATCGAGGCGGGCTGCGACAAGCGCAGCAGCACCTGTCAGTTCAAGTTCAACAATCTGGCCAACTTCCAGGGTTTTCCCGATATTCCCGGCGATGACTGGACGATCACCGACCCGACCAAATCGCCGCGTCTCGATGGCGGGAGCCGCCGGCGATGAGCGCGCAAGGCGACCGGATCGTGACGGCGGCGCGGGGCTGGATCGGCACGCCGTACCGGCATCAGGCCGCGTGCCGGGGGGCCGGCTGCGATTGTCTGGGCCTCGTCCGGGGCCTGTGGCGCGAGATCAGGGGGGCCGAGCCCGAGCGCCCGCCCGCCTATTCCATGGACTGGTCGGAACCCGCGCGGCAAGAGGCGCTCTGGCAGGCGGCGGCGCGGCATCTCGTGGTGAAGCCGCTGACCGATGAGGCCCCCGGCGACGTGATCCTGTTTCGCAT